CATACCGAGGTGTTGATAATAAATTACTTATCATGCTCAACCAAATGATAGATAAGAAATTGGCTGTACCAATTATTATTAATGAAAGTGATCAGTCTATATTTGAAGAGCAATATAAAGCACAAAACATCCAAGAAGGGCTACCAATTATGTTTGAAAGCGATGATCCAACTGATTTTCAAATTTTTAAATGCCTTAAACATCCAGTTAGTTATGATGATTTTAGGAATGAGCATTTTTTGCCTTTGAGTTCTGGAGATCCAAAAATGACTGCAGCATCATATGTGGACACTATTGTTCCAAATCAGGCATATTATTACATGTTCCGAGCAGAAGATGTACATGGAAACATTTCAAATCCATCGCCAATATACGAATTTATATTGAACAAAGAAGGAGAAACGTTGTACCCTAGGATCCGGATTGTTGATTTTGCACAACCAGAGCCACCAACTCAGAAAACAAAAACTTTCAAAAAATACTTAAAGATTGGTTTTTCTCCTAGGCAGTATCAAATTCCGTCCGATCAGATACAAAACATAAACAGCAACCTAGTTAATAGTGATGTGGACATCGGAATTGCTGATACCGACAACATTATCGGATCAGACAGAGTCTTTAAATTTCGGATCCGTAGTAAAAATACAGGAAAATTGATAGATATTAATGTAACATTTAAAAAGAATAAGGTAATTAAAGCATAAATGATGATAAATTACTATTTATGTGTGAAGTACTATTTAAACAAAAGAGGAAACAAATATGGGTTTTTTAGATAATTCTGGCGACATCATTCTAGACGCCGTACTAACAGATACAGGACGAAAAAGATTAGCTAGAGGAGACGGCAGCTTCAATGTTGCAAAGTTCGCATTAGGCGACGATGAAATTAATTATAGGCTATATGATAAGAATCATGCTAGTGGGAGTCCATATTATGATATTGAGATCCTACAGACTCCTGTGCTTGAAGCGTTTACCAACAACACTTCTACGATGAAGAGCAAGTTGATTACAATTTCTAGAACGAATATTTTATACTTACCCGTCATCAAACTTAACCAAAACCAAGGCGTGTCAAATGGAGAAAAACATACATCGGGCATCCATTTGATTGGTGTCGATGATGATACAACTGATAAAAGTACATCTGGATTGGAATTTAATGGTAGCTCTCCGGGACTTATTAATGGCTATTTGCCGACTTCAAACCATAATTACATATATTTTGATCAGGGAATAGATAATGCAGACTCTCTTAATACTATCACCCTAGATGCGGACTTGACAGAAACGCAGTACGTTGTGCATATAGATAATCGATTTGGCTCACTAACACAACCAAATGCTAATGGCATAGTGGCTGATTATTCTTTTTTGGATGATGACGACATAGCTCACTATTATTTTACAAAAGGAAGTACAGGTAATAATAGTAATTTTATAACAGATTTAGATCCCGCTCAAAATAGTTCTGATAATGATTCTTCTTTGGCAGGGAAAAGAGGAACTAGGTTTTCATTTGCTATAAAAGCATCAGAATCATTAACACAGAGTACTTTTTTGTTCACTAAACTTGGTACTGAAGTTACGATCGGCGGCAATACATTTTATAATATCGATACTGTAGTTCGTATTATGGGCGCAACAACTGGATATTCTGTGGAATTACCAATCAGATTTATAAAATTTAAATCTTCATAAAAAACAAAAGGAATGGATATAAACTATGGCTACAACTTACAAATCTTTATCGACAAACGATATCGTCACAACCAAGACACTACTGCATGAAGCAATCCCAATTACTGGGACGATTGCTAGTGGATCGTATAACACTGGATCTCCAGCAGTTGAACAAAATATCAAGAACTATACTCATGGACAGTTTCAGTCTGTCTACGATTATCCTTATTTGAGTTCCTCTGCGAATCATATCTTTGATATATCCGTAGGCAGTCACTCAACTTCTGGTATACACTTAGACGGTTCTAGTGCTAGAGCCGGACTTACCGAGGGATCTAAAAAGATTAACATGTACAATCAAATGGCGCAAGTCCTTATGGGATACGATCAGAATGGCAATATTCGATTGTTTGATCAAGACGGCAACTTAACAGATACGACTGGAGACACAGTAAAGGACTATATCTTTATTAATTTTGCTAGGCTCCTAACAAAAGATGAAATTAAGAAAGGGACTTTTAGTATTGAGTTTGGGGTTAACGAAACTTTTGCATCTGGAACTCAAGGATCCGGCGAAGGATCTGGTGATTCGTTTCGTACCGTTGGGCAAAATACATATAACCGCATCTTGAAAGTGCATGACGTTAACGCTCAAAATGATTACCGTGTTAATTCCCCTGCTGGAGACTACGGAATCTTATATTCTTCTGCTTCTGCTCCTACCGACATACTTCGTTCGACGATGCAACCCAGTGTTGCTAATGATAGAGACAAAGTAGGGCTAATATTTTATCAAGCTGGAGTTGTTGTAATTGATCCCGGTATCTTTCATGACGATAATGGCTTGACAGCATCGCCACTACAACACGGGTTTTTAAAGAACAATAGCGGTAAATTTGACTTGCACATGAACTCTGCTGGAAAATTCATCGATCAAATGTTTGTTTCTAGTTCAATAAAAGACATCTGTGATTCAGTAAGGCACAGAATTTACAACATTTCATTCAACAACACAACAGAACTTAACTCAACAGTATATTTCTGTCGTGCTCATCATAACGAATTCAATTATTCTACGAATCCAACCTATCTCAGCAGTTCTCAGATTTTTATCAAGAATGAACATTCTGATAGTCCTATTAGTTATGTTACAACTGTTGGCTTGTATTCTGCAGATAATGAACTGCTAGCCGTTGCTAAACTTTCGGAGCCTCTAAGGAAAGATCCAACAAACGAACTGACATTAAGGGTAAGATTAGATTACTAGTCCCTAGTTATTGTATGGGAACCATACAACTTAAGTTTAAAACATTAGTTAAGCAAATGTCTTTTTTGAAAGCTGACTTGGAATATCACAAGGCAGAACACCAGAAAAGAAGAAAGCTTTTTTATTCTGATTTGTCAAAGTTTATGGAAACAGGAAAATTTGAAACCTCAGAAGAAAAAGTTAAAAAAAATCTAATTGAGGTATACAAAAGAGAGAAAACAGTAGAAGTGCCAAAACTTAAACAACAATCAAAAAGTCTTTTTAAGAAAGTTGCCAAACTGACACACCCAGATGTTAACAAAGAAGAAGAAAAGCATAAATTGTTTAGAGAGGCAAAAAAGGCAGTCGAAAATGATGATTGGTTTTCAATGTATGAGATCTCAACAGATCTAGGTGTTGAGTTAGATAGTGTAGGACAAGAACATATTGATTGGCTAGAGCAAGAAACGAGAAAGTTGCAAAAAATGATTAATGGCATAAAAGATACATTTGAGTGGATATATTCAAATGAAGGCGCCAATAAAGAGCAATTATTAACTACTTACTGTATGATGACTTGCAAAATTCAAAATGTTGAATAATTAAGACATCCCAAACGTATGATAAGATATGAGTGTATATAAATTTAAAGAAGAAGAAATATTTGTTAATAGTTTAAGACTATATCCAAAGTATGAATTTACAGTGTATTCTGGTACAATGTATATCAACAATCAACAGCCAGATTCAGGATCATTTACATCTGCTAGTTTGAATGTTCCATCTGGATATATTTCTTTGTACGAATTAAACATTGACAAGTTGTCTGGATCTAATAATTTTATATACCCATTCATTACAAAGAATGGCTCGCTACAATCATTTTCAACTGTTAGCACAACTCAATTTTCTAATTCTATATACGGAACAGAGATTACTGGAACATATCCAATGTCATCTTCGCTTTATAGAAACTACTACTCAGCATCTGCGCCTCGCAGACATGTTGATGCACTTAAGAACACTCTGGAACATTACACTGTCCTTTCTCCTCATTATGAATACAATGGCACTCTAGGAAACAAAGGCACCCAAGAAATAAATCTTATTAGTATTCCATCTATTTTTTATGGCACTAGACTCAAAAAAGGATCTTTGGATTTAAAATTCTATGTCTCTGGTACTCTGGTAGGGCAATTACAAGATATTAACCAAAATGGAGAATTAATACAAACAGCCCCAAAAGGATCAACAGGATCAGGCTCTGTTGCTGGCGTTGTTTTGTATACAGAAGGGTTTGTGCTGTTGACAGGTAGTTGGGATCTGGACACCACCGCTAGAAACTTTGTCAATGATCTTGGCGCCCTTAAGCGTCCACAGTGGAGATATTGGGGATCTGGGATAACTGGGTTTGAAAATGCACCCTTGACAGGTACGCATACTAGTATATCTTTTCAAGGAGAGACTAACATTCCTACAATAACAATGTATGCTCATGCTCCCAGAGCAGAACTTAATCACTCCAACAACCCTACATTTCTTAAGGCAGGAGAATCTCTTTATCCAACGGCTGTTAACCAGTCAGGATCATATTACTTAGAAAACAGGAAAGCTGTCATTAAGAATACCGTATTCAGCCCATACGATAACAACGAAGAGCCATTCCAAAAGCATACATACATTTCAAAGGTTGCAATATACGACGAACATATGAATGTATTGGGTGTTGCTAAAGTAGCTAAACCTGTCAAGAAAACAGAAGACAGAGAATTTAGCTTCAAACTAAAAATCGATATTTAAGGAAAAAAATGAAAACATATATATTAGGAATAGATATCAGTACAACTGTTATTGGATTTGCTGTAATGACAGTTGATCATAAACTTATTACCTATGATAAATTAAAATTTAAAAAAGATTTAACTTTAGAACAAAGAACAGAATATTTTAGAAACAAAGTAGAGTCAATTGATTCTTACTATTGTATATCAGAAGTATTTGTAGAGCAGCCAGCAATGATGTTTGGGAGAGGAAAAACGACAGCCAACACAATGGCTAAGCTTCAAAGATTCAATGGCATGTGTTGTTATGCCATCTATGATCTCCTCAAAGTACAGGCAGGAATGGTGCATGCAAATTCTGCTAGAAAAAAAATGAATATTTCTATTCCCCGAAACGTATTAAATAAGAAGCACTTTATTATTAATGAAGTTTCAAAAAAATATCCCAAATTCAATTATAAGCTGACACGCTATGGAAATCCTCAACCGGGGACTGACGATATCGCCGATGCAATAGTTGTAGCATATGCTGGGGTTTGTATCTATAACGAGGGGAATAATGATAACGGAGAAAATAAAGATAGTAAATGATGTCCTAGGATATCCGAGAAGGCAAAGCTCAGAACATCTTTATACTTGTCCTTACTGTAATCATCATAAGAAAAAGTTTTCTTTAAACTTTGACATGAATGTTTATAAGTGTTGGATTTGTGATGCAAAGGGAAGAGACATAAGAAGAGTCATCCGACGCTTCGGATCCTTTTCCAATCTCAAACAATGGGACAAGATTGCTGGAGTCGTTAATCATTCCAATCTAGAGTTTGATCTCTTTCCGGAAGCAGAGCCAGAAGAAATTCAAAGGATCTCTCTTCCAAAAGAATTTAAAACTCTTACAGGAAAAGTCACACCAGCAGACTTGAGAGCGTTTCACTATCTTCAAAATCGTGGACTATCCAAGACTGACATTCTCAGATACAAGATTGGTTATTGTAGCGAAGGGGAGTTTGAAGGAAGAATTATCATTCCATCATTTGATTATGATGGGTATGTCAACTATTTCATCGCTCGTTCTTTCAATGATCATTGGATGCGTTACAAGAATCCCAACGCATCTAGAAATATAATATTCAATGAATTGAACATTGATTGGGATTCAGACGTAGTATTAGTAGAAGGAGTATTTGATGCTATTTTCGCAGGAAACGCTGTTGCTTTACTGGGTTCGACTTTACGAGAAGAATCTAGACTATTTCAACACATAATTAAAAATGATTCTAGTGTCTTCATAGCCCTTGATCCAGATGCGGAACAAAAGGCTATGAAGATCGCTAGGACGCTTTTAAAGTACGATGTTGAGGTTTGGAAGGTAGACATACCCGAAGGCTCAGATGTGGCTTCTATTGGAGCCTCAGAGTTCCAGAAACTAAAAGAAAATGCAGTCTTGATGCGAGATAATCAAGATTACATACTACAAAGAAAGATAATGTCCATTTAATTGATCAAACAGGAGGATTAATGATTAAAATAGCACACATTGCAGACACACATATTAGAAACTTAAAGTACCACTATGAGTACAAGATAGTATTCTCGCAAATATACGAGACACTTAAGAATGAGAAGGTAGACTATATTGTACATTGTGGTGATATTGCACACACCAAGACACAGATTTCACCAGAGTTTGTGGAGATGGCATCAGAATTCTTTTATAATTTGGCTGAGATAGCCCCGACATATATTATATTAGGAAATCACGACGGCAATCTCAAGAACAGTTCACGCCAAGATGCGATTACGCCCATCATAAATGCATTGGATAATCCCAATCTTCATTTATTGAAGAACTCCGGAGAGACAATGATAAACGATAAGATTTGCTTGAACGTACTCTCAGTCTTTGATGAAGACAATTGGATCGATCCAACAGACGATACCAAGATTAACATTGCGCTGTATCATGGAGCCATTCTTGCATCTAAAACTGACACTGGCTTTGCTATGACACACGGAGATCACTCCATGGGAATCTTTTCAAAGTTTGATTATGCTATGCTAGGTGATATCCACCAGAGACAAATGTTAGATAAGAATGGTAGATACTGGTATGCCGGCTCAACAGTACAGCAGAATTTTGGCGAAACAGATGATAAAGGTATATTGATATGGGAGATCTATAGTAAGACAAAAAAGAAAGTAAAGCCAATAACATTCAAGAACCCTCGTCCGTTTATATCATGGAACATCGAATTAGACGTTGACGGTAAGCCAGACGTCTCCAACTTTAGTCCACCAGAAGGTGCAAGGATCAGAGTCATTGCAGACAGTTCATTGTCGATTGATCAAATAAAGAAAGCAACAGAGGTTGTCAAGCACAGGTTTAGCCCTGAGTCCGTCACATTCCTCAATAGAGCGTCTTCAAGGAGTTCTGTGGATCTAGGTGACGGTGAGATAGAAAAGCTCAATCTAAGGGATATTAAGGTACAAGAAGATCTTATAGAGGAATACTTAGAACCATTCAATCTCTCAGAAGAAGAGCTAGAGAATGTCTATAAGTTAAATAAAAAGTACAATGATGCCGTAGTAGAATCAGAAGATGTCTCTAGAAATGTTAATTGGAAACTAGAACGAATAAGATGGAACAATTTTTTTAATTATGGGGAAGGCAATGAGATTAATTTTACTGCACACAATGGGATTGTAGGCATCTTTGGTAAAAATTTCTCTGGTAAGTCTTCTATAATTGATTCTATTTTGTTTACAATGTTTAATTCTACGTCAAAGAATGAGAAGAAAAACCTTAACGTTATCAACCAAAATAAAGAAAAAGGATTTGCAAAACTTGATGTTACCGTACAGGAACAGAGGTATACGATCGAAAGAGAGGTTGAGAAATATACAAAGAAACTTAGAGGCGTAGAAACAACAGAAGCAAAGACTAATGTTACGTTTTACTCAGAGGACATGATAACACAAGAATTAAAGCCCTTAAATGGGCTTACAAGGAGCGATACAGATAAAGCGATACGTAACCGCTTCGGCTCTCTAGAAGACTTTCTATTGACGTCTATGTCCTCGCAAAACGGTGCTCTCAATTTCATATCGGAAGGGGCAACTAAACGAAAAGAGATTTTCGCAAAATTTCTCGATCTCAATCAATTTGAAAAGAAGTATAGGCAAGCAAAAGAAGACTCAGCAGAAGTTCGTGGAGTCCTTAAGCAGTTAGAGGGCAGAAATTTTAAAGAAGAAATTAAACAACAGATTGTCAAATTGGCTAAACTAACTAAGAAATTGAATGGACATGAAGAAGATTGTAGGATACTAACGAAACAAGTGGAACAATTTAATGTTTCGATGTCGGAAATTGAGTCAAAAATTAGTTCAATGCCTACAGAAATGATAGATATAGCAAAAGTTAGAAATAAAATTTTTACAAAAAAGTCACAATTGACGGAATTAAATGAGCATATTAGAGAGCTAGAGTTTGAAAAAAATCAAAAAAATGCCAAATATGAAGCGTTGTGTAACTTTGCAGAAAGTTTCCCGATAGCCGAACTAAAGGAGAAAAAAGAGAAACTTGATAGCATTTTATTATCAATTGCGCAACTAAAAGAAGAGCTCAAGGCAAAAGAAAAAGAGCACAAAAACTATGCTTCAAAGGTTGAACTGTTGCACGATCATGAATATGATCCAGATTGCAGGTATTGTTCGGAGAATAAATTCGTAAAAGATGCAGAGCTAGCTAAGAAAAAGATTCCCGGAATTGAAACAGAGATTGCCTACCTTAAGACATCTATTTCCGCTCAAGAGAAAGAATATGACAATCTAGATCCAGACAAGGTACACGATCATCTAAAGAAGTATCAACAAGTGCTAGATAAGAAGGTGGAGACATCTTCTAGAATCACAGAGATTGGACTAGAAATAGAAAGAGACGAATCGACAATCAAGCTCTCTACAAAAGAACTAGAAGAGTTGGAATCAGAAGAACAGCAATATGAAGAAAACAAAGAAGCAATTGACAATTTAGAGTCTTTGCTTTCAGAAAAAGAATCATGTATTGCTAGTTTGAAGAGTACCAAGAGATTGTTGGCTAAGTGTGAACAAGAGCGATTGGATTATTATAAGCAAACCGGATCCATTGAAGAGGCGATTAAGAACCTAGAAGATCAAAGAGATAAGTTGGAAGAATACAGATCTCAGTATTCTGCTTATGACTTATACATGCAGTGTATGCATTCAAATGGAATTGCGTTTGACATTATCAAAAAGAAGCTGCCAATTATCAATGAGGAGATATCAAAAACAATTGCAAACATTGTAGATTTTAATATTTTCTTTGAAGTTGATGGCAATAAAATTGAAATCTATATCAAACATCCAAAGCATGACGCTCGCCCACTAGAGATGGGCTCAGGAGCCGAAAAAACAATTGCTGCTATGGCTATACGTATGGCACTCCTAACAGTCTCTTCGATGCCAAAAGGTGACATTTTTATACTTGACGAGCCCGGAACTGCTCTAGATGAAGAAAATATGGAAGGGTTTATTCGTATGTTAGAACTAATTAAAGTAAACTTTAAAACAGTGCTACTTATATCTCATCTAGACTCACTTAAAGATTGCGTTGATATGCAAATCGTTATTGATCAAAAAGGTGGATACGCACATGTCAAACAATAAGAGGAAACAACATGATCGTTACAAAGCAGCAATTAAATGCAATGATTCAAGAAGAAATCCAGATTGTACTAACAGAGAAAGAAATAAAACAATTCTTCAAAAATAATGTACTGCCACTCATTAGAGAACAAAAAAAGCTTTTAAATGAACAACAACAAGAATTACTAGAAGAAGGGATTAAAGAATTCTTTGGCAGTATAAAAGGATTTGTATCTAAAGGCTGGGAAGGTATCAAGTCTTTGTTCGCTTCTTTTATGAGAATCGTAAAGGCTTTACCAATGGCTGCTGGGATTGCTACTACAGTTAGTAGTGCACTAGGATGGGCTATAACCCAGACTCCCGAAGGACAACAACTGGTAGACAGTACTATGACGGCTGTCACTAAAGCAATGGAAACCGGAGCAGAAGGTACACAATATGCTCAAAAAGTATTGAATGTAGGAATTGAAATGCTTCAGTACTTAGGCATGAGCATTGATCAGATGGATCCACAAGCAGTAATCGAACAAACAAACCAGCAATTGACGAACTTAAACACTGCTGTCGATATGTTCATGGCTATCCCAAGTCAGTACTTTGTGTTTTTTGGAGTGGCTCCTTTGGCGATATTTGTTGTCTGGAAACTAATTAAAGCAGCTTGGGGTTATTTTATGAAGAGCAACAAAAAGCAATCAGTTGCACAAGGCATAAAAGATGAACTACAAGATGACGACGCTGCCTTTAGAGCAGCGATGGCAGAACAATTCTAAAACATTAAGGAGAAAACATGACAATGGAAGAAATTAAACAAAAACAAGCAGCACTGGTAGATGGTTGGCTAGAGAAAGTCACCAGTCGTAAACTTATGGTTTGGACAGTCGCTACTGCTCTTATGGGATTTAGCTTAATCGAATCAGCAGATTGGGTTATGATATCCGCTCTGTACATTGGTGGGCAATCAGTTATTGATGCTATCGCCAAAATGAAGGGCTCATGATTAAGATTGAAGTCAAATCTCAAATAATAGACTATATAAAAAGGAATTGGAAAGAGTTACTTATAGTGGCTCTACTTTCCTTTTTCTATATAAAAGGAAAAATGGACTATGCCTCTTTGCATAAATTGCATATTGAAACAACGCAAACGTATGAAAAGAGAATAGAAGATTTAAACAAAGCTCACGAAGAAAGGATTAGAAAAAAAGATGAAGCTATCGAACAATATATTCAAAGGGTGGAAGATCTTAGGAATGACTACGACGCCCAAAAAAAAGAAATCAAAACTGACAGAAGAGAAAGACAAGAAGAGATCGAACAGATACTTCTAGAAAAGCCCGAAGAACTAATTACTAATATAGAAACTAAGTTTGGGTTTAAATATGTTGAATAAAATACTGCTCTTAATCGTATTATTAGTACCGTCTTTGGCATATGCTGAAGATGGAAGATTTACGTATTTGGAGCCCGGAATGAAAGCGCCATTTAAAGGCACATTATTTAATGATCCTGCCACTGCATACTTGCTCACATTACCTGAGTATTACGAAATGCAATGCGATCTGGAATTAGAATACCAGTTGGGATTGATACAAGAGAAGCATGTCTTCGAAATTAAAGATTTGGAATCACAAGTTGAGTTCTTGCAGAAAGAGAAGGATAGCATAACCTTGCAGTCCGATGAAAGAATTGCATTATTAGAAGAACAACTGAGAAAAACTAACAAGAATGATCGTCCTTGGTATCTAGCCGCAGGCGTAGCTATAGGTATTGGCTTGACTATCGGGATTATTAAAGGCACCGAGGCTGCAGAATGAAAATAAAAGATTTTAACAAAGTAGCAAAGTACGAAAAAGCAATTGGAAAGAAGTATGGCAAGGAAGCAATACAGAATCCAAACGCTGGATGGGATGACGAAAAAGAGAAAGAGTATCTTGAGTCAACCAAAAAATTTCAAGAAAAAGTTTCTAAATATCACGAAGACAATGATTTAGTTGAAACTGAAGGATTTTTAATGCCAAAAAGACTACTTAATAGTGAAAGTAATAGAACCTGTCCTACATGTTCAACTTACTCTTTTAACAAAGCCGACGATTTTTATATGTACAAGTTTGAATGCTGTGAAGCATGTTATATAAGATGGGTGGAAGGAAGAGAAGAAAGATGGCTAGCAGGATGGCGCCCACCCAAGGAGAAATAAAATGGCTACAACATTAGAAATAGTAAAAGGAATTCATCAAGCAGCAGCTAATGCTTATGATGGCTCACACGACGAAAGGTTCACAGGAAAGGATCTAGCAAAAGAAATCGGACTCAGAAGAGAAGAAGGTTGTGCAATCAAGGACTCTAGAATTATTGATGGCTTTAATGTCAAGATTGCAGGAAATGAGTTGTGTATTTCTTACCATACAGAATGTACAGCCAAGGAGTCTCACAACCCATCAATGATCTCAGACATTGAGCAATCAATTGCAGATATCGTAAAATTTCTGAAGAAAGAATACAGAAAAGTTGCAGAAGGATCTTTGTCTTTAAAAAGTCCATCAGAGGTTGATATCAATATGGAATACATCTCTAGACAACGTGTATCAATTCTTGCTAAACAGACATTTGAAATTGGTGGCATCGATGAAGAACAAAAAAACTCACCGGGTTCTCCCGAAGATAGACTAGACAAGTCAATCAAAGATTTTCTAGCATTGGGAAGAGAGAAAGCAAAGAAGCCCTCAAACTACACCGCAAAAAATGAGAGCTAATGATATCAAAACAACAGGCAGTCCAAGAGATCTTAAAATGTGGCAAAGATCAAGAATACTTTGTCAATAACTTTTGCCGTATACCACATGCGGTTCATGGACTGGTACGCTTTGATACATATGATTTCCAAGATGAATTGCTAAGCAGTCTTGAGAAGCACAGATTTAACGTTGTACTAAAAGCTAGACAGATGGGAATCTCAACAATTGTTGCAGCCCATATCGCTTGGCTTATGATGTTTCACAA